TGCGAAAGATCAAAGTCGAGATTGCTCCGTTCCCGCTCGTCGCCGAGCTCGTGTAATACAAGGTATGATTCATGACGAGGAGCACGGCGCCGCCGCGCGTCGTGATGGCCGGCAAGGTATAGACCAGCACGGGCGTATTGTACGTCGAGGTGGAAAACCCGCCCGGGCTAAAGGTCTTTCGCGTGCCAAGGGCCGCCCCGCCGCTGATTTTACCGACGTTATTGATGCTAAAGAGTGCGGCCCAATTGGTCGTACCAGCGGGCGCCCGCCATATTTCGAGGGTATCGGTGGGATAATTGAAGCGCAGCAGCCAGCCCGGTTTATTCGAATCGTAGCCAATCGAGCTCGCCGCGTTGGCCACGATGTCAAAGACTGCCGCAGCCGAGAGGTTTGCCCGGGGATTCACGGGGAGATTGCCGCTGTTGATCCTCGCCACCGCCGGGGTGGGATAGGCGCCGCTTAAGTCGCCGCCCGCGGGCCCCAAGTTGGTCGCGGCGGCCCCCGGGGCCAGTTTGGCGGCTGTGATCGACCCGTTGACGATGTTGACCGTATCGGTGCCGCCGTTCCATGCGGCATAGATGGCATCAAAATCCGCGTCGACCTCTGAAGCGAGGACGAGGGTATAGCCCTGCGCCACCTTGCCCTGATACGTCGTCGCGTTGCCTTCCTTTGGCGGGCGCTGGATGATGGCCATTAGCGGGTTTCCCTCGCCGACGGTTGTACGCGGAGCTCAAAGTCGCGGAGGTCAACCCGAACTGCATCGGTGTGTGACATCGTTACTTGGAAACTCCGCGCGCGAATCTCCGGCACCGGCACTTCCCATTCCGCCAAGTCAAGTGCCGTGACCACCCATTGCGCCGCATTCCACGCGCTTTGATTCCAGACGCCGCCAGTCGAGGCACTGAGCGGGAGGATGCCGGTCGCCGAGGTGGCCTCATCGCCCTGCACGGTCGCGAGGAGCGACGTCGGCGAGCTCACGCGGGCGACGACTCGGACCCGCTTCGCGAGCTTTGGCACGAGTGGCGCGTTGGCGTCGAGATAGGCACTTTTCCACCGCGACTGAATGGGCACAGCCGGGACGCCATCCTCAACGTAGGCGTTGGCCTGGTCGACGAGAAGCGCTTGTGCCGTCACGGTCGAGCCGAGCGTGGCCCATTGCCGATCGTCCTCTTGCGGGTGATTCGGCGCCCGCGTGCTCGCCGTGTAGGCCGGCGCGGTATGCGGGCCCCACCACGACGGCGGGTCGCCGAGGCCGCGGCGGAGATCAAGCCACCATTGCACAGTCGGCTCAACGCTGCCCGGCGTCACGATCGCCAGCTTGTAAAACCCGCGATGATAGATGGCCCAGCACACGGGGCGCCCGACGGCGGGAATCTGGCGGATCGCGCTTTCAATCGGCCAGCCGATATCACGTGGCTCGGCGGCCGCCGGGGAGAGGAGATATACGCTCCGCTTGCCGCAGAAGATGACGCCGACCGGCGTCGCCACGATCGTGCGGTCGCTCGGGCAGCCGACCTCGGCCGACATTTGCGTGAGCGACGCCGACGGGTCGCCGACCATGTCGCCCTGAAAGAGCCAGGTTTGCACGGCCGTGAAGATGGCGAGTGGCGCCGTCGGCTGCATGCTGCCCGACGATTGCGGCACGACGGCCAAGCCCGTGACCGGGTCGCCGACGTCGCGGGTCAAGGCCGTGGCCGGAAAGAACGTGCCTTGATTGAAGGTCGTTTGCTCGAGGCCGGGCACGATCACGCTGGAGCTCCACGCGCGTTGCGCGGCCGCGCCGATGCCGCCCGCGCCCCAGAGACATCCGCGGTGTGCGACCAAATGGGTGCCGCGGCGGTTGACGGTGCTTGGAATCGGCACCGGGTCGCCGTCTGTTGACGGGTCGTCGTACAGCGAAAATTGATCTGCGCCCGTCGATACAGGAAGCCCGTCGGGCGTCTGGTCGTGCGCCCCTTCAATCATCTGATCCGCGCCGGCGACAAACAGATGCCATTTCTCGTTGGCCGCGAGCCCGCCGGTCGGAGCGCGAAAGACCAGCCGGGCACGGCTGGACGCGGTCGTCGTGATCGTCCGGACGCCTGCCAAGCCCGTCCAGCGTTGCGTGCTCGTATTGTATGTGCCCCAGCGGTAGGAATAGGTCCCCGCGATCAGGTTGCTATTCGCGTCGTCGACGAGGGTCGTCACCAGGCCGGTATCGACCGCGAGCCCGATATTGACCAAGTCAATGGCCGTGCCGCCGAGCGGAATCTGTTTGATGGGATCGGTGGCGTTGCCGACGAAAAGATTATCGCCGAGATTCGCCATGCCGTGGCGCGGATTCGCCGACGCGAATTTCCCATTAGGCACCGCGGCAAAGGTGCCGTCATCAACGGACACGTAGAGCGTCGAGCCGCCCGTGTCGCCGCTCGCGGGGGCCGCCAAGGCGTAGAGGTAGCGGTGGCCGTCGGAGCCCGTCATATACATGAGCGGGTCGACCCGCGTGCCGCCTGGCATGGTTTGCCACATGAGCGACCCGAGCCGCTTGGTGAGGACGTACGTCGGGTCGGGGACCCAATTGTTGCACTGGGCGAGAAAGCCCGGCGGCACAAACGCCGGGTCAATCGCGAGCATGGTCCCCTGAAAGCGGCGGACGGGGATCGGGGTTTCGCGGTCGGGTGCGCCCGGCATCAGTCGCCTCGGAAGGGCGCCCGAAAGACCGCCGGGTCGAGCGGAATGTCGGCGCGTTGCGAGCGGAGAGGCGCGGCGCCGCGGCGAATCATCCCCAGCAGATTGTCGCGGGCCGCGGCCTCGGCTTGTGCGCGGGCGTCGCGCTCGTGCTCGAGCGCAAACACGTAGACCGCCTGCACGAGGTAATTGTGGTACGGAAAGACCGGGATATCGGTCGGCTCGTCGGCCGGGAGCGGGTCGGGCGGCAGCCGCTTGTAGCGCAAGAGCACGTCGATCCGCCGGCCGGTCGGGTCAGGGGCCACGCTCGCGGTGGTATCGCTCCGCGACACGGCCCAGTAGAGCGGCACGCCGCCTGCGCTCGAGCCCGGCGGCGGGGCGATGGCGGCGAGCTCCTCGGGGGAGAGCTCGAGCGCAAACACATTCGCTTGCGGCGAGCCGTCAATCGCCACGATCTGAAACGCGTGGTCGTCGGCGGCGGTGATGAAATCATCGGGCAAGGCGATCGTCGGGCCCGAGAGCGTGAGCGACGCCGAGACGTAGAGAAACGGCCAGTCGGCGAGCGTGTAGAGCTCGAAGAGGTGCTGCGCAAGAAAGTCGGCGGCGTCGGCGTCGAGCGCGCGGTTGCCCGCGCGGTTTAACGCGAGGTCACGGATTTTCTGCCGCGTGTACCGCCCCGGCGGGATTGTCGGCACGGGCGACGTCCTCCTCTACCGCGGGCGGGTCGGGCATGCCGAGCTCTCGGCGGAGCTGCACGACCGCGTTCGTGTACACTTGCCGTTGCCGCTCCTCGAAGTGCGCCCCGGCCTGCAAGACGGCGGCGTTGTTGGCGTGCAGCCGATTGACGGCGGCGGTCCCCGCGGCCGCGAGCGCGGCCTCGAGCGAGGCCGGATCGTGCGCCGTAAAGGCAATCGTCACGTGCTCGCCCTCGCCCGTCACCTTGACGAGCTGGCCGGAAAACGGCGGAGTCCCCACATGGCGGGTGGCGCGGCCTTTCGCCATCATGCCCGTTGAATGGCCCGCGCCCGCTCGGCCAGCGGGGAATCCAGGTCAATCGTGCCATGGTCGCTCCGCCGGTCGTCCATGCGTTGCGCCTCGACGATGCGCGCCCAATGGACGTGCCAGAGAATGGTGCGCGCCGTGCATTCCCACTCTTCGCTCTCGCCCACGTAGACTTTCTCGTTGATGCGGACGAACTGGTGATTGGGAAGCGGTGGGACATTGATGATGACCCGCACGCACCCGGGATGCAGTTCCGTATGCTTCGCGCGGCGCATGACGCCGTCAATCAAGCGGCAGCGGCGTTTGCTGCCCTCGTCGTCATAGTGCGCGAGCTCGCGCCGCGTCTCGTTCAAGATGCGGACGTGCTCAGGGGTCAAGCGCGCGCGGCCCTCCAAGATCTCCTCGGCGAGATCCTCGGGCCGCACCAGCTCGAGCGGCTCCTCGGTGAGCTCCTCGGCGGGCACCGGCGGCTCGTCAGCCGCCGGCGTCATCCGAGGCCGACCAGGGGGACGACTCATCAGAATCAACCGAATGCGCTCGATGCTTCGAAGCGCCGGAAGAAGTCGACGTTCAAAATGCAGGTTTTGGTCATGAACTTGAAACCGCACTTGCGGCGCTGCTTGAGCGGGTCGGAGTCGCTCGGGGTCGCCGGCGTGATGGTCGTCACGACGCGCGCGCCGAGTGCCGGGACCGCAAAGGCGCTCTTGCCGAAGATGTAGCCGACATGCACGTTGCCGGTCGCCGGCGGATCGGCGGCCGCCGGTGCCCCGGTCGACGAGAACCCGATGGAAGCGCCGCCGCTCACCTTGGCGACGTTCACCTGGAGCTGCGCGCCGACGGGCTTCGACACGATGCCCTGGTAGAGCGGTACGAGGCCGCCTTCTGTCGAGACGTACAGATTGTAGCGGCCCTCCGGCGCGGTCGCGGAAATCGTGAACTGGACGTCGAACGCGGAGGCATTGGTCACGTTGGCCGTGACGATCTGCTTGCTGTCCAAGCCCGTGATCGGGTCGGCGAGTGCCGCCGTGATCTTGACCGTGGAGCCGGCGGTGAATCCCGTGTCGCCGGTCGGCAGCGACGTAATGGCGGCGGCGCTCGCGCCCCCGGCCCCGGTTGCCAAGAGCGACACGATCGGGAGCAGGTTCGAGCGCTTCCAGCGCACGCCGCGCCACCGCCCGATCTCGGCGTTCATCAGGGCCGTGGTCTCGGCGTACTGGTGCGAGAGGACGAAGGTTTGATCCTTGGCCAGGTCTTGCTCGTGATACGGGTCCACCACCCCGGCATACATCGCACCCGGGAAGGTCGGCGCGCCGAGCTGACGGAGCGTGGCGACGATGCCCGAGATAAAGTCGGTCGTCGGCACGTCCCCGGCCGCCAGCGTCGTCCGCGACGTCTTGCCACCCGGGAAGACGACGGTGGCGCCGCCCATCAGCGTCTTTTGAATCTCGCGGTCTTGCAGCTCGGCCGACGCGTTTCCGAGCCGGTCGGTGGCGGCCGTCATGGCCGGGTGCTTGGTCGTCATCAGCGCCACGTCGGTGAGCGAGACGACCATGCCCCACTGCTCGAGAATCGCCGTCACCTTGTTGACGACGAGTGCGGTCGAGTCGGGCGTGATCCCTTCCGTCAGCGGTGCCCCTGGCAACGGCAGCCGCTCGTAGCGCTGCGCCGAATACGTCTTGCCCTCGCCGTCAGGCATATTCGGCGTGTCGCCAATGTCCTGAAAGACAGTCAGCTTTTGCGCGATGGCCAAGAGCTCGTCTTGCAGCCAGAGCGGCGCAAGGTCGTTGACGAGGGTGGTTGAGGTACTGAGCCCCGGGTCGCTGTAGTTATAGGTACTGCCGGGCATGGCGGCCTCCTCTTAGATCGCGGCGCCCTCGAGCGCCTTGCGTTTCTCCTCGAGCGACATTTGCCGGAATTGCTCGGGCGTCGGCGGCGTGCGCGGCCCCTTGGTCGGCTCCGGGCCGGCCTTTTGCGCGCTTGCGCCGCCCTCGGTGACAGCGCCGGCAGCGGCGGCGGCGCGGTGTGCCTGGTCAGCGCTCCGTTGCTTCGCGCGCTCCTCAACGAGTGTGTCGACGTATTTCGGATCGTCCATCCGACGTGCCTTTACGAGCGCAACGGCTTGCTTGCGCGTGATGACCTGGCCGCGTTGCCGATACTCATTGCGCACGCGGTCGGCCTCCTCGGCCTGGGTTTCGTACTGCGGCACCTCTTGCCGCACCTGGAGCAAGTCGACGACGTCCGCCATCCCTTCGATGCCTTGCAGCAGCGGCGCCAAGAGCTCTTGGCCAAACGCGGCGAAGATGGGCGCGTGCGCTTGCACCGCCTCCTCGTTCCACTGGCCACCGAGCGTCCCCGCGATCCGTTGCGCGGCGTCGCGCGGGAGGCGCACGAGCGGCGGCGGCCCCTGCTGCACCATCTGGGGTTGCGGCGCCAAGAGCCGCAAGGTCCCCTCGAGGGCCGCCCGCTGCGCGCGTTCATGCGCGAGCTCACCCTCGAGCTTCGAAAACCGCGCGCCCCAATCCTCCGCCGGCGGGGCGCCGGCCTCGGGGGCCGGCGCGTCGGTGGGGGTGGGCTCGGGGGCGGGGGCAGTCGGCTGCTCGTCGGCCATCAGGGAATCAGCTCCTCGCCGACCGGGTCGATCCACCAGTCGCGTCGCGGCTCGAGCGGCCGCACGGCCTCGACCATGGCGCGCGCCTCGGCCCGGCGGGCCAGCGCACTCAGTGCCAGCGATTTCACGAACAGCGGCACCGTCAAGCGCTGGAGCTCCTCGACTTGCCCGCGGCGTTTCATGGCGACGTAGGGGTCGGTGACGTCGTCGACCAAGAGCTGCGCGATGCGGCCGTCGACGTAGGTGCGCAGATACGTGTGATACCCACTTGCCTCGAGCTCCCCGACGAGCTGCGCGAGCTCGTGCGGGTCGACGCCGCCGGCGGCCCCCATCATTAGAAGGGGACCGATCCGCGGCGCATGGCCGCCATCGTTTGCCGAGCGCCGCGTTGGCGCATGACGGGCGCCGTGCTCGAGGGCCGCGGCGGCGCGGCCGGCGCGGCGGGGGTGACAGGCACGCGGCGGCCGACGGGCGGAGGCGGCGGGAGCCGTGGCGGCGGCGTAGCTCCAGCCGCCGGCGGCGGGGGCCCGGCCCCGGGGCGGCCGCGGGTCGGCGTCGCGCGCACCACGGGAATCGCCAGCGCGACGCGGCCGCGCATGGCGCGCGGGGGCGGCGCGGGCGGCGGAGCCTTGGCGCCTTTCATGGGCGGCACCAGCGCTTTCGCCTTGCCATTCCCCACGGCGCCGCGTTTGCGTGCCATCGGGGCGGCCCGTGTAGCGCCCAACCCCGGGGGGTTGTCAAGCCCCGGCGTCTGAGCGACGGCCCTGCACTCAGGTCAAAAATCGCCGCGGGCCGAGCCAGCTGATTCGGGCGGGAATCAGCCCAACCAAGGAGAGCAACCAGAGAATCACGGCGATCACGATCACAACCCGGATCACCTGCTTAATCGCCGGGTCGAGCGGCAAGAGCGTCTCGACCAAGTAGAGAATCAAGCCAATGACGATCAGGACGACGATCAATTGAATTAAGGGCATGGTATCCCCCTCCCGAGCGCTTGACCGGGGTCGCCGCACCGCCCGGACCGCACCCGTGTTTTCCGACCCCGCACGAGCCGCGCCCACCCGGGCCGCATCCATGACTCGTCGGGCCACATCCACTCCCCGCCTGCCCGAATGCCACGCGCGCGACGAGGAGCAGTGCGACCACCACGAGGTTACGCACCGGAGCACGCATAGAGGATCGCCATTAGGGCGGGCTCGTCTTGTACGGATGCCCGGCGGGGAGGTTGCCCTGGATGCCGTATTTCCAGGCCAGGTACCCTTCGAGACTCTGGCGCTCCGCCGTGCTGAGCGGCCGATTCACCACCACCATCGCCGCCATGTCGCCCAAGAACTGATAGGCGAATGCCCCAATGCGGTTGCCGACGCTCACCGCGCCACTCGACATCATGGCCGCGACGGTGGAATTCCAACTCGTACCGTTCAGCCAGCCCGTCCCCGTCGTCCCATCGTGCGTGCCCTCGAAGAGATTCCAGGTGTTGAGGGTGATGGCCGGGCCCGACACGATGGAGGCGCCGCAGTACCATTCCGGTCGCAAGGTCGTGCCGGAGCACCGCAGTTCCATCGGGTTGGGCGTCCCATTCATACTGAAAAGAATTGGATAGCTCGAAGCGCCCGTGTGGTACACGACCGTGAACACGCCGAGACCGCCCGCGAGCGTCGGGTCAGGTGCGGTGAGAAATTGGCGACTCGCGGTGAAGCGGGCGACGGGTTTGCCGTTGACCACGTTGGCGTAGAGCTTCGGCGCGGTGCCGGTGGTGGCGGTCGCATTGCCGCTCGCGCCCATGCTCCCAGTATTCGGCCACGCGAGAATCTCCGAGCCGTCGGCCCCGGTGAGCTTATCGGCCTCGAACGCCAACACGGCATAGGCGCCGACATTGAACGGCGGCTTACTCGGCGTGAGGACTGCGGCGGGCCCATGGCCACTTGCGCCGGGGCCCTGGCCGCTCATGGCGGGGCCGCGACTCGGGGCGGCGGGTTGTGCCGCGGCACTCGTGACGGCGAGGAGCATGGCGAGCAGGAGGACGTTACGGCCCAGAGCACGCATAGACGACCGTGACCGAGCACGTCGTGCACGCCGTCACATTTGCCCGATAGCTGCACGTCGGCTGCAACACGGAAACAACCTGGCTCGGCGGTACGCTCATGCTCGAGTTGGTCACTTGCGCCCAGTTGGTGCCGTCACACGACATTTCCATGACCACCGTGGCGGTCCCGGTCCCCGAAGCTTGCATGACGAGCGCGGGCGCCGCCCGCGCGACGACGATATCGGTCGTCGGCCCCGTCGCCGTGATCGGCGTCGGGGCGAGCGTGCCGCTCGGGCACGTCTTGGTCGCCGCGTGGAG